TGTTTATCGGAATCAGCGGATTTTCTTTTCTAGTGGGAAGTCTGATAAGTGGTTTTGGACAGTTAGATTATCCCTACCCGATTTATAGCTTAGTGAATCAAGAGGTAACTATTGGAAAGATACAAGATGTGTTATTTCCTAGCTTGCTCTTAGCTTTCTTAGCCTTTATCGTCATTGTGGAAGTCGTCTACTTGATTGCTTACTTTTTCAAGCAAAAAATGCCTGTCCTCTTTCTTTCACTTATAGGGATTGTTGGCTTATTGTTTGGTATTCAAACAATTCAGCCTCTCCAAAAGATTGCACATCTGATTCCCTTTACTTACTTGCGTTCAGTGGAGATTTTGTCTGGAAGATTACCTAAGCTGATTGATAATGTCAATCTAAATTGGAGCATGGGGATAGTCTTACTTCCTTGCCTGATTATCCTTTTGTTAGTGGGGATTCTATTTATCGAAAGATGGGGAAGTTCACGGAAAAAGGAAGTTTTTAATAGATTCTAGCTTTTTATCTTTTTTAACAGAGGTACGCTTTTCTTTTTTATGCTTATTTGATTTTAAAAATCCAAATGATTTTTTTTCTCTTTTAAAACCAAACCCTGAGAGCGCTTCTTCCACGATTGATTCAAGAGGGAGAGATAAAGATAGACTGTCTAAAATGATCCCCTCTTCTCCCAATTGGTCTATTTGAATAGTTATAGTTTCTCCTCTATCTTCTGTCCAAACTGACCTATCATTAATAAGAGATAGCAATTCATCCCTATTTTGACAGGTTTCCTGCTGATTTGTTTGTAGATTAATAATTCTGAACATGACCCTCACCGACCTCTTCAGAAGAATTTACCTGGTTAGAATTATTAAATGCAAAATTTTCAAATTCATCAAAAGACTTACCTGACTCAGCCATTAACGCAATGACATATTCTGCTTTTGACCTCCTAATCTAAAAATTTGTCTATATAACTGTTCTCGCTCTACTGTCACCTGTTTGATTTAGCACTTTTCTTAATCAAGCGCTCGTATTCTTTCTCTGACATCGAGAAATGAGCGGCAGTAGAGCATCTACAAAAGGGTGCATCGGAGAAGCGTTCTCTCCGGGCAACATATCAGCCACTTTAAAGATTTTGCCGTCTAAAGGCTTGCATATATCACACGCTTTAGGCTCTGCGATAAACTCGTACTCGTCGTAACCATTAGCGATGTATGACTGCCTTTCTGCTTCCGTAGCAATCCTAGCGCCCTCTGTGACTGCTAAACGTTTGGCTTCATGAGCCGATACATCAAACTCTTTTTTGATTTTCGGTATCATAGCCGTTGGATTTTTGCCTTTTAGTAGATATTCTTCCGTCAGACGAGCTACAATCTGTCTTAAATCATCTTGTCGCTCCCAAACCCTATCAGACCATTTTGCGCCCTTAAACGGCGTGTTTAATACCGCTTGAGCTGCTTTCTCAATCTCACTGGCAGACAATACAGATTTGCCAAGCAAGCCTGACTGTGCCTTTAGCGTTTCTGTGTATTCCTTGTTTAAAAACCGCTCTGAAAGCTTGTGTTCTGCATTTCCAAGAGCAACCATTTCTAAATCCAGCTGATATTGCAGCAATTCAAGCCTTGACATCTTCATTTTTAGGTTATAAAGCTCAAGCTCTGCATTGGCTTTGGGTGAAAAGTCTTTTTCTTCAACGTAGCGTCTTGCCTTTTCTTCAAAGACTTTAACATCTAGTGCGTCAACTCTGGCTTTTACCTCTGATACAGGTAAACCATTCTTATCTGCGTATCGCTGCTCAAAGGCTCTGATTTCCTTTTCTAGCTCTCTAAAATGATAGTCGTATAATCTAGTCATTTCATCACTTAAAGTTGCGTCACGGCTTAATCTCGCCCTCTGCTCAGCTTCTATGCGTCGCTTCCAGTAATCACTCGGCATCAGCGATCACTTCCTTACTGTCATCTTGTAAATCCTTGTCTGCAAAGCGTTCGTTTTGCGCAATCTTCCTAGATAGCAAACTTGAGCTTTCTTCCTCGTCGTCCATCTTCTCAATCTCTTGCTTTGGATTGTCAACAATGGACAGCACCGATAATTTGGTTTCGTTAGATACTTGACCGGAAAGCTGCGATACGATTTGCGCTTCTTCTAAGATGTTTCGTGGTACATTTCTAGTAAATTGGTACTTAATATCAATCCAGCCATCGCTAGGCACAGCAGCCATTGGAACGCCGAACACGATTTCATACAGACGATTAAATGCTGACTGCATTTTGCGGTCTTTCATTTTGGCTAAGTTGTCCATTGCTTGCAGCTTAAACGCTAGAGCAGTACCAGAAGCATTCCCGAAGTCTTCTTCCGACAGATTAGCGACCATTGAAACGGCAAAGATAGAGTCTTTTAGCAACGTGATTAGATTTTCTTGCGTTGTGTCCGAGTTTGGCTTTTCTAAGAACCCAACATCTGGCAAAGGGCCGTCAGAGCCATTCTTCCACAAATTAAAGATACGATTTTCTCTAATCTGCGTTGCCATATCTTCTTTCAGCTCGACACCAACGATTTTAAGATAAGCGTCTGCAAAGTAGTCGACATCGTTTGCTTTCTCACTTGCCGCCTTGTTTAATGCGTTGATTAGTGTCTTAACGCTATCAAAGATACCTTGCCGCTCCTCGTTTTCGATTAGCTCAACGACTGGCAAAGTGCCATAGACATGATTGTTGCGTTCGACAAATCGGACGCCACCGCCAAGTTGAAATGTCGCTTCGATTACTTCGTTAGCAGTGATGACTTGTCCGTAACCTGTTGGGTCATTGTCATTAAACGCATATCGAACCGCAAACAAAGGCTTTTCCTCGATGCTGTTATCATGCACAATAAACATATTGATTGGGCTGTTATATGTCGTTCTTGTGCTTCCTGCTTCGTCTTGATAGACATACAGAAGCGCATGACCGAACACATCGGCAAGCTTAGCAAGCTCAAACTCGCTATCTTCCATGTCGTTTAACTTGCGGAAATCACTGATAAACTCTGAAACGTTATCGTCATCATGTGTTACCTTGACCGGCACACCGATTTGATATCCGCTGAATGTGTCAACGATATATTTTGCGTAGTTAATAACTAAGCGATTATCTGGCTTCCAAGGCTCTTTTGACCCACCTTTCAAAATCTTGTGACTAGACATATACATGTCTTCGTTCTCGATGTAACCTTTCAGCAAGTGCGACCTATGCAGTTGCACGGCTTCGGACACTAAATCTTGCGTTACTTCGCTCGCTGTCGTAGTCAATAACTTTCGCTTGTTTAGATTGACTTGCGCCATTAAAACCCTCCCTTAAATACTTTGATTTTGCTTCCCATATCTGCAACTTTAGAATATATCGCATATCGGACACTATCCAGCACATCGTCATGCTCTTTGAACGGTTCACCCGTTCGCTCATTCCAGATATACTGATAGACCTCATCTTTGAAATTATTTACTTTGTCTTTGACGACATAAAAAAGCCCTAGCTTCATGCGCTTGGCCACTTCTTCTATACCAGACAAGACAGATTTGTTTGCGTTTCTGCAGTCGATATCCTCGCGCTGAAACCTTGCGACGTGTTCCGGCCGTGCGCTATCTGCCCAGAACGGTATATTGCCATATCTCGACTTAATATCAAGCGCTATCTGCACCCAGAAATCAATCTCCTTGTGCTGATAAGAATGTTCTTCTAGCAGATATGTTCTGCCGTCCGATGTCTCGCCTAACACAACGATAGAGCCTAAGTGCTCATATCCCCAGTCAACGCCTGCATAGTAGCTTGTAATCTCGCTAGTAGGTACTTCTTCGCTAGTGAGATACATCTTATCGTTGAAGTCACGATATACAACACCCTCACCAGTCACCCAGAGACCGAGAATATCACGATCATAGAACACACCGGCCGGCGTTGCCTGCTTGATGTTTCTACGGTATCGCTCTGATAAGAAAGTGTTATCGTCTAGCTCGAAGTGAAAGTCGATAATCATATCATCGTCAGACGCTATATAGTCCTTTCTAAGCCAGTGTGTGGGTATATCCGGGTTGCTATCCCAAACAACCCTTGCACCCTCACCAGAACAGCGAGAAATGATTTCTTTGAATACTGTTTCATTTGCTAGCGACGCTTCGTTTACATACGCCCCAAAAGCCGTAAAACCTCTGGCACGTTGAAGACCGCTGATAGAACCAGTATAGACTTGCACCACTTTAACGCCTTGAAAGACGAAAGCTCCGTGCTTGTCATATTTTGGAGTAAAACCATACTTGTTGAAAAGCTCTTGCAGTACATTGTTTTGAATAGATGTTGAAGATGTACCGGCCAAGATATAGATAGGCTCGTCAATGCCTAGCTTATCTGCTATCTTCCGCACTCTGACTAGCTCGCCGATAAACGTATCATTGTTGACTACTGTCTTTCCGGCACGTTTAGCGCCGTGTAAGCCGCAAATAAACCAGTCTTTCGACCAGATACGCTTTAGGACTTGTTGCTGTTTTGGCGTGTATAGAGCGTCTAACTTAGCCATCTAAAGCCTCCTGCACCGCTTCGATATAGCTTGATAGTTTTTCATCAATGGTTAGGTCTCCACCAATTTGCGCTTTCAGCTTCTCGATTTCAAGCTCCATCTTCTCAGCTTGCTTAGCAGTCGGATAGCGTTTCAAGATTTCCTGTATAGCCTTGATGACTGTTGCATTGTCGGCTTTCTTCGTCACCCTATCGACTTCTCCAGTCACAGGGTTCATCATCAAGACTTCTTCATCACGCTTTCCCCTTGCGATATCCGACAAGATACTCAAAGCCTCCCTGGCACTCATGATGTTATGCTCTTGCATTTCAACCATTCTAGCGTCGATATAAGCCTTGATTTCAAGTTTTTTCAAGTTCTGCCCAGCTATGCGCCCTGCCGTCTTTTCGCTATATCCCGCCTTAATAGCAGCCTGTGTCGCATTGCCGCTAGCGATGTACTCGTCTGCGAACTTCTGCTGTCTTACGTTTAACTTGCTGATTTTCCATCACCTCTTTTCAGACAAAATAAAAAGCCGCTTCATAGCGACTAAAGCATATTGGAATGATTGGGTTTGAACCAACTACCTCTCAGATTTCATCTAAGCGCTCTGTCAACCGAGCTGCATTCCAAAAACCAAAAAGCATGAGACTACTGCTTAATTTGAGTGCCTTTAGATGACTTATAGGTTATCATCTTGTCCACAAACATCCCTGCTTGTATCACTCATGCACGGTTAGTTAGACTAACCACCCCTTGCGTTACAAACTACTAAGCTATTTTTCAATTAACGAAGACCCCGCTAAAAGTCTAAGCTGCTTTACTCTTTAACTTCGTTCGCATCCTTGCGAGATTTGAACGGGTAATCTAATTACCGAAGTACACTTTCATTTGCAACGGGCAATGACTTTAGCAATAAACAAAATATAAAAAGCAATATGTTATTTGTTAGCATATCACAGATGTGCATCGCCATGCGTTTCATTTTCTTTTGAAAAACAAAATGCGCAACATCTGTTATTACCGTCCAGTTGGCAACCTTTCGGCTTGTCTTTTGCTTTCGGGTGCTCAACCCGATGCAAATCGACATGACATCCGCTTTTGGCGCGACCCTCAAACTATGATGTCTTATTCATCCTCCGTACTCGCTTCAAGCACTGCTGACACAGTCCATCACCGATTGGCTCTTGGGAACACTCTTCAACTTCGTACGTTGCCACCCTATGTGAATAGCACTAGAATTACATTGCTTAGAACGACCATTGCTGGCACTAAGATTGATATGCCATAATCTTAGTTTTCCTATGTCACCATAGATTATCAAGGCTAAGCCCATAAAAGCCGTGCAGGACTCGAACCTGCGCTCTCGCAGCACCGTGCTACGACTTCCCAGAAAATTAAATAGGAGTTTAATAAAATAGAAAAAGTTTCAGTCGGCAGACTGTTGCTAATCTGCCAAAAGACGATACCGGACTCGAACCGGCTACTGTCCAAATCGTCTATAAACCCTGCCGGTCACAAACAGGTAAATTCAGAAAGGTAAAAAATTGAAAACATATTTTAATCGCTCGTTTAGTCAACGTCCGCGCTTTCGGTGTGGCCTTATGAGCTAACAGCCTTTGACAACTGCCAGCCCAGAATCATAGGAGTAACGTATGGAAAAAGTTGAAAAATCCATCTGTCAATTTCTTGACACTACTATTGTAACACTATCAAAAGTCAGTATTTACCGCATTTTTACCGCATTTTTACCGCATTTTTACCGCTTTTCGCAAACCAAAGCAGAATTGCGGTACTGCTCTGCAAAAGCTAGCAAAGCACAATCTAAAAGCTCTTGATAGCGTGTCTTTTATATACCAAGT